ACTGCAACAGCTGCGGAGGGTCAGTGGATAGACTGTGATAATGTCCGTTTTAGGTATTCTACACCTGAGAAGATAGGAGGTTGGACACAACTTGGAGCTGATAATATTACTGGTGCAGCAAGAGCATTACACCAATTTACAAATAGTTTAGGACGAAAGTATTCTATTATAGGATCAAACAGAATTTTATATGCTTATTCAGGTGGTGTATTTTACGACATACATCCAATTAAATCTACAACCACACTTACCAACGCATTCAGCACGACCAATGGATCATCTGAAGTTACAATAAATTTTTCTGGTGATCACGGTATTCAAGCAGGAGACATTGTTTTACTAGATAATTTTTCATCTATTACAGGTTCAGATTTTGGTGCATCAGATTTTGATGACATAAGATTTATGGCAACAACAGTGCCAGCATCAAATACTATTACCATTACGATGCCATCTAACGAATCAGGATCTGGTGCAACAACATCTGGTGGTATTAGAGTTAGACATTACTACAGAGTAGGACCAGATGTGCAAGCACAAGGTTTTGGTTGGTCACTTGGGTCTTGGGGTGGTGAGGCAGTAGGAGCATACACAACTGTTTTGTCGTCTGACATATCAGCAGCTGCTACGAGCATAACTGTAAACGACGCATCACAGTTACCAAGCTCTGGAACAAATTTTATTAAGATTGGAACAGAAGAAATATCTTACACAGGTGTATCTACAAACACACTTACAGGTGTAACAAGAGCAGTGCGAAATACAACA